GTTGAGGTCCACGTGACGCCAACAGCTCATAAGTCAGTTCGCTTTTTGTCACTGACTTAGGCGCGTGTTCGCTCTCTAACACGCGCTCAAGTCAGATGCCGCGTTCTAAGCGAACTCCTATTCCAGTCTGGGCCATAAAGCCATCGCGCCATGGCACTATTATGAATTATGCTTTTGGCGTCCGCAACAGGGGCATGCATACGATGCGTACTTGGGCGCAGTATCCTATGAATCAAGTGTATAGGGGCGCTCGGCGTCCGCACACGCTCATGCGGCGACGCCCACCGCCGCGCTATTGACTTATGCGCGTGTTCGCTTTCTAACACGCGCTCAAGTCTAATGCCGCGATACAAGGCTGTTCCCGTTCGCAAAGCCCCGTCACACGATCGTTGGAACATATCTAGACATCAACGCTTTGTGCGACGGGCTGTTGCAGGATTCGACGCCTTGAAATCTCGGCGCCGCATGTTCTCTAGGCCTACTAAACTGACCAAGAGTCAGTCCTGCGGCTATCGCACCAACGATGAATCGTTTGATATACCCGATGATTTTTTGAATAAGCGGAAGCGTTAGGGTTATAACCCTAACCATCACTCTGTAAGGTTAGGGGACTAACCCTAACCTTAACCCTAACCTTAACCCTAACCCTCATGCTCATTCAATATTTAACGCGAGAGTGTGTTTTTGAATGTACTCTGAAGCACTCCCTTTCCGCTCAGTGCAGCTTGCTCGTTAGAGATGAGGCCGATTGTCATAATCACGTCGGCCAGAGCTGCTGCATGTGTCTCTCCCGGGTACGTGAGGTTGTATTGCGGTGCGTACAACCACTGACCGTTGACGAGGTCGGTTTGTGCCGTTAGTGTACCGGGTAGCTCAGGGTTGTTGAGCCATACTATGACACTTAGTGACCACGATGAATAGGTGATTGCAGATTGATCGCCGTTGTCCTTTAGGTAAGCGTTGTTAGGTGCGAGCATCTCAAATTGCACGTTATCACCAATCCACGGTGAGACCTGTGGATGAGTTGTGTCGAACGTATCCCCCGGTGGCGGAACTGGCACGGGGTTGTAGTTCCATGCGACCTGCGTGCCGATTTGCATTGAGGCGTTGAAAGTGTATTGGATGTCGATGCGGTATGCACGACTAGTCGCGATTGTAGTGCCCGGCTCTGCTGGCAATGTAATAGTGTTGTTTGACACTGTGGGCATGTTGAATGCCGCGATGAGTTCTGTGTTCGGACCACCTCCTTCGAGAACTGGGTACAGTACAGTCTGTGACGATTTGGGTCCGAATGCGCCCGCACCCGTGGGCCCGCCACCCCATCCGCAGTACTGGAGGTCAACCTGGGCCACGATTGACAACGGAGTGGGCTGAGTAGGTTCAGGTGCTACAGGCGCGGTGAACGGCTTGTAGAATGTGAAGCTGTAGTCAACCCACAGTTCGCCGACTTTGATTGGCTGTCTGATCGGTACGCTATCAACCACGTTGAACGGGATTTGCATGCCGTCTGAGGACACGTACAGTGTGCCGAAGTCGTACATGCGAAGGTCAGTGTTTGCTGCAGGTTCGCCTGTGCGGACGTACAGCTTGCGTAGCGGAAGCGTTGATTCCCGTACGTTCCATTGGCATACCATATTCTCTGAAGGGCGACCTGATACTGCTCCGGTGTCCGATAGCATGCTCTGCTTGTCTACCCAAGCAGGTAGTACAGTGTCGTACTGGATTGCCATGCTGACTGAGCCGAGTGCGGCGTTTGCGGGCGACACGAGTGTGGACGTGCCGCTCGTTACTGCACCCGGTCCACCAATTGCAGTACCGTATGTACTGACAAACTGGAATGCCCCATAGTGGCATTCATATGCAGTGAACTGGCCTGCAATCTGTGACAGCCACGGGAACGTGGATGCCTGACCAGGGTTGAGGCTGTAACCACCAATGGGGATCATATTGAAGTTGGAACTGTCAACAACTATGTCTGAGATGAACTCACGGTGGCTTACAGTGACTGCTACATCTCTGCCCCGGTGCGCTGATGTAAGAGTTGGACGACTTGCGTATGTGCGTCGCTTTCCATACATTTGTCTTGCCGAGGCGATTCGCTCGATAACTCGCCTCAGCGAAGCGTCAAATGTATCAATGCGTGTTTGCCCTATTACACGCATTGATACCTACGAATGCGTTATGTGTTCGTTCGAGCCCCGCGCGCTTCGGCGCGCACTTCGCGTCGCTATGGCTTGGGCGCGCGACGTGGCTCTTTGCGGCTACGCCGTCCTATTCGCCCAGTGCGTCGCTACGGGTACTACTAGTTATTCAAGCTTCTCCCATACGGTGTGTGAGGCGATCGACAGCTCCAGACCATTGCCTTGAATAACAGGTGGCTCGCTAACTGCAGCGCTTAGATGCGGTTCATCATAGGCGTGCGAGTACGCCGAGAACGGCGGCGCAGGACTTAGCTCTATGATATTCCAGCGATCGCTGGACAGCTTGGCCTTGTCAGGCAAGAAATTCGCGAAGATGAGGATGTGGGGTGGCTTGAACACACACATACCAGACTCGTACTTGCCTGAGAAGAAGATGCCATCCTTGCATGACTCTATAGCGTCGTAAGAGACGAAGTCCTCTGATGACCGCGGTAGACCGAAGAGCACTATCTTCGGCTTCTTTTCCATAGTGCTGATAGCGGACTTGATATCCGCGGCCTTTCCCTGCACATAGATCGCATTGTAGTTGCAAACGATGTGCTTGCATAGCACCGTCTTACCCTGACCCCCAACCGAGTCGTGATACCAATAGATTGATCGGTTGTCAGGCTCAGACACGATCAGGTTGATGACTAGCTGCTGCCAAGGGCGCAGCGTCTCGAGCTTGAACGTGTATGGTGGCTCGACTGCCTCAGGCGGCGAGCAGTTGTGTATCCAAGGACCGTCCTTGCGGCTCTCCTCCTTGGAGCAATATCTCAGCGAAGCTTCCCAGTCCTTGCAGGGTTCAACGAACCACTTGTGCCACGTATTGATGAAGCCCCAATACAGCGGTCCCTTGAGGCTGAAGCAACCTTGGAAGTGTGGAGTCCCAGCCTCGCCCTCTTCCTTTTGGAAGAGGCAGGCTGTGACCAGGTGACCAGTGACCAGGTCAGCCTTGAGCTCATCCCCGCTGATGGCCGGGTTGTTGAGCGTGAAGACCCAGCGACGGCTGCGGGCTCCTTGCTTGGTGGGTGGCATAGCCTGCGAGGAAAAGGATATGAACCGACAGAGAGAGAGATATATATTACCTCTCTCTCTGTGACCAGCTGTGACCAGCTGGTCTACACTTCAATCAAGCTCCCATAGCGCCTCACTGAGCTTGAGGAGCTGTTCCTGTATGCAATCCTTGCAGAGGTCATGCTCCTCAATGTCGTGCACTATGGCACGAAGGCGCTTGGACACGCGCTTGGCACTTACCTTGGTGCGCTTGAGGGCTGGCGGCGCAGCCAGGCCCTCTTCAGCCGCCTCGAGGCCTTGGTCGGCAGCATCAAAGATGTTGTAAGTCGGGGCAACAATCTTGATGGGCCGGAATGATGAGCGGCTGGCGCCTGCGCCAGCCGATGCCTCGCGAGGCGGTGACGGAGCTAGGATCTCTAGCTCTTCGATGCTTTTGAACTCATAGCGCTCGACGCTCTGCGGCGCCACGCGCGTAGCGCGTGACGGCGTAGCAGAGCGGGCGATGGGCGATGAGAAGCGCGTCTGCAGCGCTGCGACTCTGTCTGAAGCCATTATATGGTTTGGCGACCCTCTGGCTTAGCGCGCAGTGCTGCTGTGTTTATTTACTGCGCACAGGCGCAGCTGTTGAGACCCGAGCAACAGCACTTCTGGCCGTGTATTAAGTGCTCTCAGCGAGCGAGTGTATATACTCCGGCGCAGGGGGCAGATGAGCATCATGCGTGCATAAGAAAAAAGGTTAATATTTATATTTAATTCAAATTTTTCTGGAGCGTCCTGATCTCACCTGCGTCGGTCTAACCAGTTGCTGCGGTCACCCTTCCATGCAGTGCCGACGTTCGCCCATTTCAGCGATTTCGGCAGCCATCCAGATCGGATGGCATCATTCCGCACTACCAACTGTGCACCCGCTTGCTCTGCAGCTGCAGCAATCTCTTGGTTTCGCCGCGCCATATACTGGCGCTGGCGTTCCAGAGCCATTTTTTTTTTCAGCGCGTTGATGAACGGCAGGTTGTCTCGTTGCTTGCCTGTGAACCTGTTTACAGTGTATCGAGGCATGGCGAGCATATCCGCGATTGATTGCCGATCAGCACGCTCACCTCGTTGCTCAGGTGTCTCTGCGTTCGATCTCACGACCACTGTCTTCTCCAGAGCTTCCGGGTCCATCATGCTGGCAAGCTGGATGGCTTGCAGCTGTCTGTACTCATCGAAGGGCAGGAACTTTTCTTTGTATGGGAGCTTGGGCCAGTAATCACGCGGCATTTGAGCCTACACGTTCGTGCGTTGTGGCCGACACCCAAGCAAATTCCGCAACGGCTTCTCGCAGTTCTCTCCACAGGTGGTGCCCCAGGCTCTGACGCGGACACAACAGCTGCGTCAGCACGGGCTTGCTTAGCTGCAATAAAAATGCGGCGGATAGCAGAAGGCACACGAGGAAGGCTGCCTGATGGATACGGCTCAAAGCCATACAAGGGACCCTTCCCAAAGGGACTGTTGAGGTCCACGTGACGCCAACAGCTCATAAGTCAGTTCGCTTTTTGTCACTGACTTAG